CGGACCGTAGAGCCGGTTCGCTCCGTTCACGTGGTCCGCGATGCGCGCGACAAATTCCGCGAGGGTGCCGCAAAGGCGCTGGCCGCTCGTGCCGGTCTCGTCAAAGACGATACCCGAAACGAGTTCCGGTCGATGTCCATGCGGGAACTGGCGCGTCATTCGGCCATGGCTGCCGGAATCGACGTGTCCGGCATGTCGGTACTGCAGATCGTCGGTGCCGCCTTCAGCCACTCGACCAGCGACTTCCCGTACCTGCTGGAAAACACGCTGAACAAGGTGCTGATGGACGCCTACAACTCGTGGGAACCGACGTGGAATCGTTGGGCCGCCACGGGTTCGGTCAGTGACTTCAAGGTCAACAGCCGCATCCGCCTGGGCTCGTTCAACAACCTGCAGGCCGTCCCGGAACATGGCGAGTTCAAGGAACTGACCACGGGCGAAGAGAAGGAAACCATCCAGGCATCGACCAAGGGTGGCATCTTCTCGGTGACCCGCCAGACCATCATCAATGATGATCTCGGCGGTCTCGTTCGCGTCGCCCGCATGCTCGGTCAGTCGGCTCGCCGCACGGTGAATGCTGACGTCTATGGTGTGCTGACCGCGAACGCGGCGATGTCGGACTCTGTGGCGCTGTTCCATTCCAGCCACAACAACCTGGCTGGTTCCGGCGCTACGCTGTCTGTGGCCTCGCTGTCTGCAGCCCGCGCTGCAATGCGCAAGCAGAAGTTCGGGTCTGCGGACAATCAGGTGCTGGACATCCGTCCGAACATCCTGCTGGTTCCGGTTGCCCTGGAGGACAAGGCCCTCGAGCTGGTTTCCTCGACCAGCGACTTCAGCCAGTCGAACCCGGGCAAGAAGAACATCGTGCAGAACTTCGGTCTGACGGTGATCGCCGACCCGGTTCTCGATGCCAACAGCCTGACGGCCTGGTACCTGATGTCGTCCCTCGACCCGATCATCGAGTGCGTGTTCCTCGACGGTGTGCAGGAGCCGTTCCTCGATTCCGAAGAGGGCTTCACCGTGGATGGTGTTCGCTGGAAGGTCCGTCTCGACTACGGCACCGACAGCGTCGACTACCGCGGTGCGTACAAGAACCCCGGCGCGTAATACCGCTGGTCCAACCTTGAGGGCGGGTTACCGCCCTCTGAATTCACTGTGGAGTGATCATGAAAAATCGAGTATCGGATGGCGATGTCATCCAGTGGACCAACGGCACCGGCAGCACCAAAACGTCCGGGACCGTGGTCAAAGTGGGCTACAAGCTGGGCGTCTGCATTGCAGACATCGCGAACGGCGCCAGCGGTCCGGTGGCGCTTTCGGGCGTGTTCACTGGCCCGAAGGTTTCGGGTGCTGTGTTTGCCCAAGGCGAAAAGCTGCTTTGGGACGTGTCCGCCAATACCAACACGGGCGCGTTCGATGACGCGGCTGCAACCCCGGCGACCGGTGATGTGAGCAACGCAGCCATCGCCTTCGTTGCCGGAGCGGATGGTGAGACCACCTGCACCTTCCAGCTTGCCAACCTGATTGGCACCATCGCGTAACACCGATGGGATTCGATGCCCTGGCAGGGCTGGCTACGAAGCGGATTCACACGCTTATCGGGACCGATGTCGTCTACACGAAAGTGGGCGGCAGCGCGGTCACGATTTCCGGTGTGCTGGATCGACGGGCTGTCGACGTGGAAACGGAAGACGGATCGCTCCGAACCTACTCTGCCCGGGTGTCGTTTGCCGAGGCTGACCTTCCCAGTGGTTACGGGGAGGGTGATGCCCTGACGGCAAAAGGACTCAACTACCTGGTCCAGGTTATCGAAACCGATGGTGATGGACAGGTTGATATGCTGTTGAAGCGGGCATGACCGAGGTCAGCCTTTCCTTCGACCACGTCCGAGGTCGCGAGATCGCCGAGCTGCTCGGCGAGGTCGGTGACGTGGTGGTGCGGGATGCCCACATGCGGGCAACCACACGCACCGCAGAAGCTGCGCGGACGCAGATTCGAAAAGAGATGTCGGCTGAAACCGGTGTGCAGGCAAAGCTCCTGAATCGACGCTTCCGCGTGCATCGGGGTAATCGAGACAGACCCGATGCCCGATTGTTCATCGGTACGGTGCCGGTGCGCGCCTACGACATGGGCGTGCGGGAGCTGAAGCGAGGTGTTTCTGTCCGTGGTCCGGGAGGCCGAATCCGACTGAACAGTGCCTTCGTCGCGACGATGAAATCTGGGCGCACCGGTGTGTTCCAGCGGGAGACGAAGACGCGGCTTCCCATCAAGGAAGTGACCGTGCCAATTCACTACTCGGCGCGCACATCGGCGACTCGGTTCCTGGCAAACCGGGCGAAGCCTGAGTACGAGAAGGTGTTCCAGCACGAGGTCAACCGGCGCATCGGTCAGCAACTCGAACGCCGGGGGCTTCGATGAGCCACGCCCGTAAGCAGATCCGTGACTACGTCGCGGTCACGAAGCTCGGCACGCTGTCCGGATCGGCCACGATCTACAAGACCCGGCAGTTCCCGAAGTCAAAGTATCCGTTCATCGCGGTCTACGTGCTGCGAGAGCGGAACATTGTCGAGAACCCCGGGCACCTGCAGTCGACCAAACGTTATCGGCGACAACTCCAGGTGGCCGTCGATGTCGGCGTGGAGACGGGTGACGACGCCCTCGATGCGCTGTGTGTCCAGGTCGAGGAACTGATGGCAGCGGACGAATCCATGGGCGGTGGTGTACTGGCGTGCGATCTGACTGCCACCGACATCCTGCCCGTTGCCGAGGCCGAAAAGTCCGTGCAGATGGCACGGCTGACCTACGAGGTCACGTACCGGACCGAGGCGTCCGACCCTGAAACTCTGCTGGCGTAACAACCATGAACAAACAACTTGAGTGGCCTTCCGAAGGCGGCTCGTACCTGCGCAATCCGGATGGTTCGTTGACCGTGATCGAGCCGCCCACACAGCCAGCGGATGGCACAACCCCAACACCGGCAGAAACAACCGAGCCGGTAACCGAGGACGAAAACAATGGCACTTCTCGAAAGGAAAAAGGGCCTCGCCGCAAAGATTGAGTCGACCTATGCGACCGATCCGACGATTGCCCTCAACACCGACAGCGTTCAGACGATCGGTCTGCAGATCAACCCACTCGATGGCGAGTTCACCAACCGGGAAATCGACCGTTCGATACTGGGCGCCGAGGGGGACATCCTTGTCGCCAAGCGCGTCGGGCTCGAATACGCCGTAGAGGCCGCAGGTTCAGGCACTGCGGGTACCGCTCCTGCGTGGGGTCGGCATTTGCGTGCCTGCGGGTTCGCAGAAACGGTCAATGCAGGGACCGACGTCGCATACACGCCTGTCAGTGCCTCTTTTCCGTCGTTGTGGATGGAAGCCAACCGAGATGGCAACAAGCACGTGGCGAAGGGTGCACGAGGCAACATGTCGCTGCAGTGGCAGACCCGGCAGATCCCGAGGTTCCAGTTCTCGATGATGGGTCTCTACGTTGCGCCCGCTGCGGCATCGATGCCGTCCTACGTTCTGACCCCGTGGAAAGTCCCGGAGGCGTTCAACAACGCGAACACCCCGACTGCCAACCTGCACGGCACGGCGATCAAGCTGGAGTCGTTCAGCATTGATCTTCAGAACCAGATCGAGCACCGCGACATCATCGGCGTGGAGGAAATCCTGCTGGTTGATCGTGCGCCGCGTGGCCAGATCGTTTTCGAGGCGCCACTGATTTCGACCAAGGACTGGTTCGCCATCGCCGCCGCGCGCACCCAGGACGCGCTCGAAATCGTCCATGGCGACACCGCAGGAAACATCATCGAGATCGATGCGCCGAAGGTCGAGCTGTCGAATCCGCGCTACTCGGAATCCCAGGGTGTGTTGATGATCACCATGGACATGACCTTCGTCCCGAATTCGGGCAATGACGAGCTTGTCATCACTGTGAAGTGATGCGTGAAAACGGGAGGCAGCCCGCAAGGGTGGCGCGATCCGGTCTCGTGCCCGCCTCCCGTGACCGGATAGACCGGAGACCGGAGTGTTTCCATGTTCAAAGTTACGGACCGTCCGCTGTTTCGTTGGCGAATCAAGTTCCAGTGGGCGGGCAATGAGCAGTTTGAAGATCACGAGTTCGTGGCGGTGTTTCGCCGACTGCCCGCAAAAGAGCTGGCAGAGATGGCTGACAAGGTCCAGAAGTCCGGGTATGACTTCGACGAGCGGGTGAAGTTCGTCGATCGTGTCACCGAGGGCTTCGACGACATCGAGCACGACGGCACTCCGGAGCAGTTGCGAGCGTGGATGTTCGCCGACGTGGCAATCGTGAATGCCTTGTTCTCCACCTACTCATCCGTGATTCAGGGTATCGACGTAAAAAACTCCGGGACGCCGCCAGCCGAATCGTCGGTCTGAGCGGCGTCGATCCCGAAGAGATCAACGAAGCGATTCGAAACGGTGTGCCGATGGATGAAATCCAGGAGTACATCAAACAATCACGCATTGAAGAACCCGAATTCTTCCCAGACGAAGCCGATGCGCCGATCCTATTTTCTAGGCTTCAAACGCAATGGCAGCGCGGCGGAACGGGCAGCATCACCGGCCTGAACTACGCCTCGCTCGAACCCGTCGCCCGAATTCTCAACATCAAACTCGATGCCTCACTGCTGACCCGTCTGCAGTTGATGGAATCCCACGTACTCAAGGAGTTGGCTGCACGTGACCGAACAAGTCGCGCTCAACGTCAAATTCACCGGAGATAGTTCCGGTGTTGTCACGGAATCGCGCCGTGCTGCCGATTCGGTGGATGACTATGGGCGCAAGGTCACGCGCAACACGGAGACAACCCATCAATTCAGCCGTGCCGCTCGTGATTCGCAGCAGGCTGTCCGTGGCCTGGGTGATGCCGTGCGCGTCACCACGGGCCTGCTGGCTGCGATGGGCGGGCTGCAGATCGTCAGCAAGTTTCGTGATGTCGCTGTCGAGACGGACAAGCTACGTGCGTCGCTGAAGACCGTCACGGGATCGACGGTGGCGGCTGGTCAGGCATTCGCTGAGCTGGAAAAGTTCGCCAGCAAAACACCGTTCACGCTCGACCAGTCGATCACTGCTTTCATCCGGATGAAGTCCCTGGGGCTCGATCCGACCGAGAAGGCGCTT